CCAGCCACCGCTAAAGTCAGACCAGAATTAATTTGGTAGGCAGAAACAACGCTGGCCCCACCATTTCCGGTGTCTGAGCCGTTAGCAGCAACTAACGTCGGGGCTAGTTGACCGTTTACAGTAATGCTTTGTATAGATGTACCGGCGGCACGGGTTTGAATCTCATAGTTGTTATCGTCGATAATTCGGACTATCTGATATTCTTGGTTAAGAACACCTGCCGTAATAACACCACCTAAACTGGTTGCGCCGGAAAAAGTAACAAAGTCTTCGGCAACGGCACCGTGATTGCTATTGTTGACTCGCAGGGTGGATTGTCCGTTGGTGGCAACAAAAGAAGCGGCTGCAATTGTTTTTCGCAAAGGGGTAATGTCGTAGTACTGACCACCTTCGTTGATGTAGTATTTGAGAGAAGTGCCTACGCCAGTGAGCTTGGACCCACCTAATGTGACCCATGTGTGCAGAGCGCGGCACACGCCTAAAAAGCTAAAATCAGAAAACTTGACCCAGCCGCCTATTTTTTCAGGAAGGCCAAACCTAAAACGGATCTTTTCGCCATCAAACCAACCGCCCTCGTTTGTATAGGACGTCGTTTCTCTATTAACTCCTGGTCTAAATTGTAGTTTAGTAAGAGGCACTCATTACTCCATTACAGTGAGCCAATAAAAGCGATTATCCAACCTGCCCCACCTACGCACAGCGCGGCGGCTATGACGGCAAACATTAGGTTTTTAAGCTCTTGTTCTTTTCTCAGTTTCTCACGCCTTTCCCGATTGCGCTTAATAGCCTCTTGCGCCCGTCGATGTCGCTCTTCTTCGCGTATCCGCATCATCCGCTGATACAGGGGCGTTTTACCTTTAGCCATGAAGATTTTCTTAACCTGCTCTTCATACTTAGCTATCTTCATTTCAGCTTCAACTACCTTGAGTGCGTAGTTTTCGACTGATCCTGACGCATACGCCCCCGAAGCGGGACGGCGTTCTAATTCTTGCTTTGCTTCTTGTACTTTATCTTTAGCATCGTAGAAAGAACCGAGCTTTCCAATAAGGTCAGTGGCATCCTGCCCCGTTTGAACTCCCTGTTGAATAAGCTCGAAAGCCTTGCTTGCTGCTGCAAGTGCTAGTCCAATCTCGATCATTTAGCATTTACTCAGCTTCTTCGCGTGGGTCAACCCAGCCATCTACAGCCGTGAAAGTCCCATCTGCCGCACAGGTATACTTGCAACCGTACCAATCGTCTGGCGTTGATACACCCTCGATCACTGTAGCATTGCTGGAGTTAAGGTCACCGATGATAAAGTCTAGGCTTGACGGATCGCCCATCTCAATGTTGTCGGCAGTCACGTTAACGCCGTAGTCATCAGCCACTAAGTATTTGCTAGTATTAGTTGCGTTATCCACTATCGTTTTCATAGTCCTATCCTGTCAGTAAAAGTGAAGTTGTTGAAAGAGCAGTACCCGCTTTCGTGGTGCTACTTGTGGTTGATATTGTACCATCGTCTTGAACGAAGTAGGCAGTGTTGGGTGTGAGGGCGTTTGAAAAAGAAGTTACTACGCTTTTGGGATGATAACTTGCTGCGGAATCTGCATAACTTGAAACTACGCTACTAGTATCTGAGTCAAATGTAGTCGCTATGTATTGTGCTGCGGTTGTTGATGAAAAAACAGCAGGAGTTGAAAAAGATATACTTGTGCCACTTACAGTTGCTATTACAAATGTCCCATAATTCGAGTTACCCGCATCGGAGTAAGAAATAACCACTTTATTAATAGTTGAATTAAAAGTTGCAGATGTAAAATTAGTCGATGCACTTTCAAAAGTAGATTCTGATCCAAAAGAAATAGATGTACCCGAAACTGTTCCTACTATTGCTTTTCCATAACCTGAATCGGTATTGACTCTGTAAGAAGTCACTATTTTATTTGCAGCCGAATCAAAAGCAGCACTTATATAATTGAGTTCAGCCGCTCCAGAACTAAACTTAACTGGAGTGCCAAAAGAAATGCTTGTTCCTGATACTGTTCCTACTGCACCATAACCTACAGCATTGGGGTCTCTGTAAAAAACAACGGCTCTGTTGTTCGCAGAATCATATACAGCAGATTCACCGCCCGTAAAATTCGTATTGGCTGAATTAAAGACAACAGGCGTTCCAAATGAAATGGATGTTCCACTGACCGTTCCAACAATTGCCGTTCCATAGTCAGAGTTTGCATCATCTTCGTAAAAAATAACGACTTTATTGTTTGTAGAATCAAAAGCAATAGATATTCCTACCACTGCTGCTGCTTCAAATACTACCGCAGTTCCGAAGCTAATACTTGTCCCACTGACTGTCCCTACAATAGCTGTGCCGTGAGCAGAGCTTCCAACATTTTGATAGGCTATAACAACTTTATTACTATTTGGATCAAAGACAGAACTTATAGATTCAGTATTTGCTGCATTGAAGGTTGCTTCTGCCCCAAAAGAAATACTAGTACCGGAAACAGTACCAACAAAAGCAACCCCATAATTACTAGGTGCATCTTTGCGATTAGCAACCACGATCTTGTTAGCGTTGGTGTCATACGAAAGGGAAGAATAAAATCCACCAGTAGACATATAAGTAACTGGGCTGCCAGATGAACCAGTGTAAGGTATCAACCCCGTATTCGTTATAGCACCACCTTTACATACCACCTTGCCTGTAGCCGCGCTTGATATGGCTTGGTCTGTGATGCCGACGTAATCTGCAACATTAGAACTAGTCGCCAGAAGAACTGCGGCAGTACCTGCTCCGTTATTAGTACCTCCAAACTGCCCGTAAGCAACTACAGGTTGTTGTGTATCTGAATCATAGGTTAAGGTAATCTGCGCTGTGTTTCCTGCAACTGTACTAAAGGTAACTGGACTCTCAAATGAAATGCTAGTTCCTGATACTGCTCCTCTCACATACTTTCCGTACCCTCCACTGGTTGCATCACGATAACCAATAATAATTTTTCCAGCAGCGGAATCAAACGTCGTTCCAGTGTAATAAATTAAAGCAGTACTAAAAATTACGGCTGAACCGAAACTAAGACTTGTACCTGATACTGTACCAACAATGCACTTCGCATAAGTATTGGCAGGGCCGTTACCGTTTTGAAAAGACAAAACCATCTTTTTGTTTGTAGAATCAAAAGCACCACTTAAATAACCAGTATTTGCAACAGTATTAAAGACCACTGGCGTCCCAAAACTTAAAGTCTTGTAAGAAGTTGAACTTTGCAATTGACCAACAACAGCTTCACCAGAAGAACCATCTTTGATATACCCTATTAGAATATTTCCAGTATTAGTTTCATCGGAATTGTTAATTGTAACTGTACCCGCAGCACCCCCAGCCAGATTTCCAGCGTAGAACACAGTAGCTGTTCCAAACGATAAAGTAGTCCCCGAAAGACTAGCTATTCTATAATAACCATAGTTACCCGAATTGGTGTAAGAAATAACATATCTTTGATACTGTGCTGACCATGTAGCTGATGATTGGGTTGTTACCTGAGAATTATAAACAAGCTCTGTGCCAAAACTGATTGACGTTCCGCTGACTGTACCTACTATAACTGTACCATAGTTAGAATTTCCGGCATCACGATAACTTATAATTATTTTACCTTGATTAGAGGCAAAAACCGTTGTGGTATCGTAAGTTGTACCATTGTTAAAATTAACAGGGGTTCCAAAACTGATTGTAGAACCTGACACTGTTCCTACCGCTGCTTTACCGTAATAGTTATCTGTTGTATCACAATAGGCAACAACAACCCGATCATTCGTAGAATCATAAGCAGCCCAAAATGATCCGTTAGCTCCTGACTGATCTTGGATATTTCCCGTTTCAAATTCAACCGGCGTTCCTGCGCTGGGTGGTCCTCCAGTAGCACTAATAGCCTCAACTTTACCGTCCGACCTTAACGCTACCGTGACACCACTGGCTAACGTGCCTTGGGCCACGAAGTCTGCACTTTTTACACTGCTCCCTGCGGGGAGTAACTCGCTTAGATTGCTCATGTATTCACCAAGTTAATGCTTGTGGCTGAGAGGGCTTCACCAGCGACGATAGAAGTTGAGCCAGTACCCAGTGTGCCGTCTACTTGAACGTAGTAGGTAGAGCCTACAGTAAAACGAGCGTCGTCTGGCGTGTTAGCCGTGCCACCCATGCCGCTATGGGCAGTGCAATAGTAGTACAGGGTTGGTGCGCCTATCGCCACGACTATCTGTGTGTAAGCTCCTGCGTTTCCTGGCACTCCCACTACTGTAACGCCCGTTGTGTACTCCGAACCACCTGCCCACGTACCATTTGAAGTCGTAGAGAAACGTAACGGATGGTTTGCGTTAGTCCCGTCGGATTGGTCAAACCGATAAGTCCTGCCTTCGCTCAAGCTGACTGTCGCTTGTAGCGCACCATCTATGTAATAGCGGTTTCCAGCACCGGGATTAGCCACCGTAACAGCAAAGGTTGTAGTTGCCGTATTAGTAATAGCGGTAGTATTGATACCACCCTGCAAGGTGACTGCACCTGTAGCTGTGTTAGCTATAGCGGCTTCGGTGATGCCAACGAAAGATGCGTTGTTGGTTGCGGCAAAATTAAATGCAGTAACTTCTCCTTTATTATCACTCATATACGCCGCAAGTATATTGTCTTGATCGGGGTTATAAGCTAACGAAGCATAATAATAACCATTATTAGGTGATGCATTATAGACTACAGGAGTACCAAGGGTAGCTGTGGTCCCAGAAATCGTAACCTCAGCATACGTTCCAGTGACACTATTTACTCCACCATAGTTAACAATGATTTTTTTCAACGTTGGATGATAAATAAGTTGGAGTGCATAACTTGTATAGCCGCCTGTTGCGGCCAAAAGAACGGCAGCAGTGCCTTGAGTAGGTGTATTGCCAGAAAATGACATGGCTCTGTACCATAAGTGTGAACTAGACCCACTATTCTGATACACAATAAGCATCCTAGCCGTATTAACATCGTAAGCAATCGCAGGGTAACGTGTTGAAGTTGTGGCGAATGAATATATAGAATCTATCGATACAGAAGTCCCACTTACAAGTAGTATGCCAAATTGTCCATAGCTGTTATCTTGCCTCTTAAAGACACATATATTGTTATTACTAACTGGGTTGTAAGCAATTTTAAGTTCTCTACAGTCAGTAGAATTCCAAACTATTTTGCTTCCAAAACTGACGGATGTACCTGAAATAGTGGCGACCGCTGCCGCTGCATAATTACTGTTACCGTTTTCATTACCCGCAACAAGTATCTTTTGAGCCGTCGTGTTGTATACACCACAAGTGTATTGTAAGCCAGTAAACAAAGAAGCTTTAGCCCCTACACTGGGCGTTGTTCCCGAAATGGTAACAGCAAAAAATGCACCAGTGTAACTACTGCTCGTGGCTTGCCCACCAACAAGGCTTTTTCCAGTGCTTGGGTCAAAAACAGCTATACAATAGTTTGAGCCTTCAGAAAGCGCAATGACCGGTGTACCAAAAGAGATACTGTTGCCCGATGTCATAGTCCCGACAACCATTGTCATGTAGCCATTATTAGCTTGGTCACTATAAAAAATTAGTATTTTATCTTGTCCGGTGTCGTAGCAACAACTAGAACTGGTTATTGACCCATTTCTAAATTCTGTTTCAGTACCGAACCCAGCCGTTACACCACTAATAGCCTCAACCTTGCCATCACTAGTTAAACCTACAGCTTGACCGCTGGGTAACGTCCCACTCGCTACAAAATCAAAAGACTTGCCTCCAGCACCGCTGGGTAATAAATCGCTTAAATTACTCATGTTGGGTCCACCAAGTTTAGGGCTGTGGTTGAGATGGCTTTGCCAGCTTTAGTTGTACTTGAGGTCGTAGCTAGACTTCCGTCATCTTGGACGAAGTAGTTGGAGCCTATGGCTAAAGGGTCTCCTGTAATTGTTATAACTTGAGAATAACCGTGATAATTATCTGAATTATCTTCGCGGCCAATAACTACTTTTGCTGAATCAGGATCATAAACTGACCCAATGCCTTGATATGCAAAACCAGAGCTAAGTTGTGTACCTGCTGGAAAAATTAAATCTGTGCCACTTATCTTTGCAACAGAAGTAAAAATGCCCGAACTACCTGCTGTAACAGAGGTAATGTACAACATTGCTCCTGAAGAGGTGTCATAAGTTATACTTAAAGTAAGTGCCCCACCCGATTGAGGGTTCAGCGCAGCTATCGCACCAAAAGAAACTGAAGTTCCGCTAACTGTGGCTACCCTAGAATGATATCCTTGATCGTCTTTGTAAAGAAAACCATGCTTAGAAAGCGAAGAGTCGTAAGCAATTCTTAAAGATGAAGCCACGCCTTGGCCCGTAGTAATCACTGTCGAAGAGCCAAAACTTACGGACGTACCGCTAATGGTAGCAACAATGCCGTAACCGGAGGTACTAGCCTGATAAATAATTAAAGACTTATTAGCTGTTACATCGTAAGAAACCACCGAGTCATTAGACTGATAATTTACAAACACGGCAGCCGAACCAAAACTTATGCTTGTACCACTGACTGTACCAACGATTGCTTTAGCATCTGATCCTCCATCGTGATAAGCAATTAGAACTTTTTGTGCTACAGCGTCATAATCAATACCAAACCCGCCTGACGATGAAGAAGCCCACACTACAGGCGTACCAAAACTTATGCTTGTACCACTAACTGTGCCAATAACAGCGGTTGCATAACCGTTTGAAGACGGGCCATAAATTGCTACTAACTTCCCAGCATTTACGTCAAATGTTAAAGCAAAACTAGTTGCCCCACTATTTAGTAAAGTAACAGGTGATCCAAAACTAATTCCTGTTCCCGATACTGTTCCGACAACTGCTTTAAAAATTGAATCTTGATATACAACAATTACTTTATTATTCGTAGTGTCGTAAGTCATAAATATTTGATTTTCAACGTCAGAAGCAGCGAACTTACCCAAGTCAGCCGTAGTAGAAAGCCCACCTTTAACAGCGACTTCGCCCGTGGCTCCCGAAGAGATAGCAGCGTTGGTTATACCGACGAAGGATGTGGCGTTGGTTCCTTTTGCGGAAGCCAAAAATGTTTTTCCTTTTACCCCATCGCCTGAGTCAGAATATGTAGCTACTACTTTATTGACTGTTGAGTCATATGTACAACCTGTCCACGCTGTTGCATTTGAAGAAAATAGAGTGGGTGTGCCTATTGATAAAGTATTACCCGTGCCTCCAACACTAACCATTGTGCCTTTATTGCTGTTCGTGTTGTCGTACATAAAAAACAAAGCTTCTCCTGAAGCTACATCAAAAACACCAGAAAAACCGCCAGCACCTGTTGTCGGTGATGTAATGTTTGGAGTGCCAAATGTTAAATTTGTTCCAGATATAGTGGCAGAACAGAAATAGGCATAATAAGGAGAAGTGGTGGCGTTTTGAAAACCAATTAAAAATTGCTCATTCACACTATCGTAAACAATGGGGTTATACCCAGCGGCAACCTCACTTCCCCCGACTGAAGAATAAACTGCTGCTGTTCCATATGAAATGACATTACCATTTAAACTTATAGTTCTAGCTGTGCCACGGCCACTTTGACCATAATCGCTATAAGCAACTACTGCTTTTCTTGAAACAGGACTCCACGCTAATGTGGGGTAAACAATATTGCTTGAAGAAAAAACGGCTTCCGACCCAACTGTTTGAATTGTTGTAGCATTAGCCATTGTAAGTGAAACACAAGTTCCATACCCACTATTTGAATCGTCTTTGTAAGCAATTAATACTTTATCGTTAAGAGAGGCATAAACACTACTAACGTAACGACCTGTGCCGTTGCTGTTAAATACGACAGGTGTGCCAAAAGTTAGTGTACTTCCCGACAACGACGCGCCTATCACTGTTTGGTAACTATTATTGCCACCATCACTGTATGAAATTGCAAATCCATTAGCTTCGGTATTGTAGACTATTGTAATGTTAAAAGTGCTACTAGTTCTCCATTGCACAGGAGTAGAAAAAGTAATAGCAGTGCCACTTACAGTACCAATCGAGTAATAAGAACCACTTTGTTTCCAAATGTACACTATTTTATTGTTATCTGGGTCATAGCATACAGGATTTTCGTAATCTACATTAACATCCGCATACAAGTAAGAAGTACCTGCTTCTGCGCCTGTCTGAGCAATAGCCTCAACCTTGCCATCACTTCGTAGAGCAACAGTCTGACCGTTAGCTAACGTTCCTTGAGCGACAAACTCTATATTATTCTGGGTTCCCCCAGATGGTATAAGCTCTGAAAGAGTAGACATTTATACACTCCAGCCAATCGTCCCATTGATGTATGTCATCACGATTTCGGCAAAATTCTTATCGAAAGTAAGGTCGGTAGCTGAACTGGCTATGTTAGAGCCGTTACGAGCAACCAAAAAATTAGTTGTCGCTGCTGCACCCGTGCCGTCCTTAATGACTACATAATCACCTGCGCTTGGACTAGAAGGCAACGTAATTGTTATCGACCCTGCCGTAGCAACTATAAACGAAGCTGAAGTGGCATTAGTGCTAGTGCTAGTCAACGTTGGAGCAGGGTAACCGGCAGCTTCTGCTGCGGATGTCCATGTAGTACCGTTAGACTTTAGGACGTTACCTGATGTTCCTGGCGCAACGGTTGTCACCGCATTGGTGCCACTGCCTAGTATTACGTTGTTAGCCGCTATCGTAGCAACACCTGTACCACCATTGCCTACCGGAAGCGTGGCTGTTACCTGAGAGGTCAAGTTAACGTTAGCCAAAGCTCCACCAAGCGTTAAATTGCCTGAACTTGTAACCGTACCCGATAAAGTAATTCCGTTAACCGATCCTGTACCACCAACAGAAGTGACCGTACCGTCGCCAACATCTACCGTGGCAAGCGAATCATAGACAGCCGCCCCCGCACCGGCTCCGTCGGTATAAAGAATTTTGGTGTTGTTAGTGGGGATTGTAATTTGTGCGCCAGAGCCTTGTTTAATAATAATGCTTTGACCGCCACTAGTAGCGTTCTCTATCCACCACATTTTACTGACGGTGTTTGGAGCCAAGGTAATCGTTCTAGTTGTCGTTAAGTTTGTACCAGAAGTAATTTTAAGGTACATAGCACGTAGGGTGTCTGCGCCCCCGTCCGACATAGTAAACGTTTGGTTTTGGTCGGCAGACATTGCTTTTGCGCCATAACCCATAGCATCCGTAATCAACTCTAAGTTGGTATTGGTGCTGGTTCCCCACGTACCACTTTCGTCGCCCGTGGCGATTTCTTTTAATCTCAAATTATTTACATAAGTCGCCATTTTTAACCTCGTTTATTACGCTGCTATCTCTGTCCAATTAGGATCTTGAGAAGGTTGTATTTCTATCCACATCTGGATACCCGAAACTTGTCCTACTGCTTGCACCCCTGTAAGAGTGGTACTAATGTTAACCTCTACGTCAACTTGACCTACAGCACCAGTGGCACTTACCCCTGTTACTGTAAAGGCCGCAGGTATACTCGGTATAACCTGACCAACCCCTCCGGTAGCTGCTACGCCAACTAGGACAATGTTACCGTCACTGTTTACTGTGACGCCACCCACACTGCCTGTGGCTAATAAGCTTCCTGCGGTAACTGTGCCTGTAGTGACCGCTAAAGCCGTTCCTACGCTACCTGTGGCTTGACTTCCTGCGTTAGAGTTACCCCAACCAGAGTTACCCCACGCGCCAATTCCCCATCCTTCTAATTTAACCGTTACAGGGAATCCTACTTGACCTACCCCTGTTGTTCCAACCGAACTTCCCGCTACTACTGTTTCATTGAATACAATGTTAACACCAACCGAACCTACTGCGGTTGTGGCGGCAACTCCCACCAGCGTAACAGACGCTTGTCCATTAATCGAAACCGCTCCGACCGAACCCGCAGCCTGTTGGCCCGAGCTAGTGTTGCCCCACGAGCTAGAACTCCATGTATCCGTCCCCCAACCATCGAGGCGTACAGTCTGGTCGGTCACTACGCAATCCTAATCAACGCCGATGTTGCATTGTAAGTAGGCATAACTACCGAGAAATCACCCGCACTTGACGATTTGTCTGATCCAAAATCTAGAACAAGTAGGGTGGGATCACCGGATGCAGTGTCGTTATAAATTAATGCACCACGCGCAGTAATAGTAGAGGTCGGCCAGTTACGATCTCCAAACTCTGCAAAAGCAGTGGTGCCGCTGTTAGTCGGGGTTACATTAGTGAGCACGTTACCGCCAGCCACATAGCCTGTACCCGTCACTTCGTTAGAAGTGGTGTAAGCAGTGGTAGCAGCGTTAAAAGACGCACTGTTTGTATACAGGGCCATTTTAAAACTGTTGCCCGAACCGTTAGTTAAGTTGTGAACGCCTTGTAGTAGCTCCTGCTTGAAGCTAGTACACATATAGTTTCCAGAAAATGCCATGTCATAATCTCCTAATTAATTCAGCTAGTTTTGGTTGGCCCGCATCTAATAAAGCATTATAGACGGTGGTTCTATCACTGGAAATGGCTTGACGCATATAATCCGCAATAAGCTCTTCCATGTTATCTTTAAAAGCGTGAGCTTGTTGTTGCAAAACCGGATTAGCTGCATCTGAAATGCTAATAATACGATCTACACAACGACTTGCTATTTCATCAGGAGTAAAACCCCTGTTTTGGGTTGTTGCAACTTCTACTTTAAAATCGTTAGACATACCTAATTCTGGTGTCATCATGTTCTTTCTCGCATAACCATACCTTCTCGATATTCATCAGTGACCTGTTTAGCTTCACCAAACTGCTTCAATGCAATAATAGCCTCTGCAAAGCGTTTTTCATAATCCTGCATTAGCTGTGGGTCACCTTTCATGTAAATATAAGCTTCTATCAAACTGCCGTAAAGCAGCGTAAGTTCAGCGTTAATACTTAACCAGGTAGTTCCGTTTTCTGAACCAGCAGTTAAGCTGGTCGGACGATAATAATAATGTAGCTCTACAACAGAACTAGCGTTGGGCGTAGGAGCTATAAGAAAAGCATCAACATCAAAAATAGAGTAAAAACGAGGATCGCCTTGGGTGGACCTATCCGGCGTAAACGATTGCAAGAAATTTACATCTTTAAATTCTAAAAATGTTTTTTCGTTAGTAGTCCCATCGGTGTACGACAATGAAAACGGCGCAAGAAAATCGGTGGGCATCGTAAGATACTCATCGCCTTGAGTAAGGTTTCCGGCAGAGTTTTTACGGAACAAGCTTAATTGTACGTTTTTTAGAATGCGCTCTTCCGCAGAGCGAATAAAAATGGGTAGATTAGTGACAAAAGACGTTTCCGAGTTTTGCGTGTAATCTTGCAATGCCGTTTTAAGCTGTGCGTAAGTAAATGCCATTACCTAAATCTCTTTGTTTTCTTTGCCACCTTTTTAGGTTGCGACGAAAATTGTTTCCCTGCTTTAGTATCCTTTCTTTTTTTCTTAGTCGTTGCTGCATATTCCCCCGCAGACAGCGACTTTATTGCACTTTTAGGCAGGTATCTTTCCCCTGTTTTAGCACTAGGCTTACCCGATTTGGTAGTCCACTTTTGCTTTGTCCACTTTTTTAAAGATTTTTGTGGAGCTTTTAATGCCATTAAGTATAGCCTCCGCCACCGTCCTTATATCTTTTAGCAAGCATTTGCGCTTTTCTAGCAGACCATTGACCCGCTTTACCGCCTTTTGTCCCTGCTTTTATAGAACTAAACATTCTTTTACGCATAGTGGGCTTAGTGTAGTTACCCGCTTCGTTTACACGAGACTTGTTTACACCGCCGCCTTTGTTCATTTTTATAGGGCTACCCGCCCCCAAATTAACTCTGCTTGTCATGTCGTAACCACCGTAACTGTTCCCACTTGTCCAAAAACATTCATTGGCCTAAAGTTGCCGCCATCTTCTACATTAGGGACTCCAACGTAGATCGACAGGACCATTGGTGTATTAGGCCGAGGGTTGCGTAATGCTTGAGGATCGGTAATTATTTTTCGGGGATCTAATTGTGGTTGTTTTTTTTCCCACTCCTCTGGACCAACTAAAGCACCCGTCCACTCAACTTTCATCTCGTTTAGCCTGTATACAAACCCAGAACGATCAGATGTCCCTAAAGCATATTTCCCTGATGCGAATTTTGCCATTAGTTATTAAACCTCAAAGAAGAGTATCCAGGAGATATAGTAAAAGAAGCTCTATCTCTGTCTTCAACTGCGGCTTTGTCAAACTCTTCTTCATATAAAGCTTTTAACATGGGCGTTCTGTCTGCCGCTAATTTAATAGATAAGTAGTAAGCTAGACCGGCGGCTAAACAAGGATAAAATCTAAAGGGAACTTCAAAGGTGTTTACAAACGTATCCGCATCTTGGATGCGGGTTAAACGATTAAATATTATAACGTCGGTGCTGTTATCAGGCGTAGGCCACAATTCTAATTCCGGTGTTATTAATCGATTTAAAAAAAACTGACTTGCCCGTCCCGTAGTGCTTTTATTAGGTATTGTTAAATAATCGTCTCTACTGACTCGAGGTATAGTAAAATCAGTGCCATCCCTACGAACCGCTGCACTTAAAATATCAATAGTGCTTTGTACGTCCGAAAAATCAACCGCACTAGTTACAGTAGTGGTCGCTCCGGTTGTACCGCCCGTAATTGTCTCTCCTGCTGAAAACACACCTGTGGGCACTGTAATCGCTAAAGCTGTTGCCGTTGGTTTGCTCGTTACTTGACACGTAGCCCCACTAGTTCCGCCCGTAACCGTTTCAGTTACAGCAAAATTAGCCGAAGCTGCTACTACCATATTTAACGTGCCGCCTGGATATACTCGAATGTTTGCAGCTAAAGGTAAAGTGGTTTGAGCGATAGTCCACTGGTTTAAACCACGATTAGCCCATTCAGCTAATAGCAGGTTTAAAGATCGTTTCGCTGTCTTTAGATCATAACCAGTGCGAACAACTTTTCCACATCGCTCAAACGCTTCTTCGATATAATCGGCTACATCTAGCTCGAAGTTGGTAGAATTAGAAGTGGTCATTAGGCTCTGCCTCTAGGCCCCTTTCCTCTTTTCATCTTCTTAGAGGCTACCATGCCTCCACCACGCATACGGACAGGACCTGTGCCACTCTTCATCTTCTTAGAAGCAGCCATGCCTCCACCGCGCATACGGACAGGCGTAGTACCTTGAGGGACTTTAATGCCCATAGCTATTAGTTTATGCTCATTGGTATTAGAAGAATTAGCCGATTTTCCTGAACTTCGTGTAACCGGTCCCCCAGCACCTAAATTAACAACCCTTTGGGGTTTTGCCTTTGAGGTTTTACGAGAACTGTCCATTGTACTTACAGCAGCATAGGCGCGATTACCAGATGCTTTTTCAGTGCCTTTGCTTTCTTTACGGCGAGAAGCCATGCTTTGAGTCTTCTTCCCTCTGTTCCTTGCACCCAAAGATTCATCTAGCCTGTCGTTATAACCTTGTTTATTTGTCATCTTTCAGCCTCCGATAGTAGGTTTCACGTACTTTAAGCATATCTTTTAAACCAAATTGTTTTTCATATTCTTTATAATAATTGGTCTTTTCTAACTTTTCCGAAGCTTCGTGCAATTTACTCAATCGTTGAATAAAAATCATTGCATACGGCTC